CGGTGGCGCTTTACGCCGCGCGGGCATGAGGCGTTCAGGGATTTTGACATGCGCCTTTGTGTATTGGACATGACGGAGATCCGACCGATATGACACCTGCCAAGCAGCAACGGTCAGGACAACACCAGCACGGTGAAGCGCGTCCTGTTCGTGACGTCTTCCCCTTCCGGTCTGCAGTTTCCCATGAATGGAAATCAGTTGATCTACGAGCACGAGTTGCTCTGAGAACTTGGTAAGTGCTTCCGACATAGAAAACCGCCTCAATTCTTTGTTGAAACGTTGTCGAGTAGCGCGGCTGGGTCAATCAATAAGGACTCATCGCTGGAGAAATAAATGCCCACACGCCGCGAAACCATCCTCACTGCGCTGCACGCGCGGCTCTCGGCGCTGGCCGCCACCGCTCTGCGCGGCGAGGTTCTGCCCGAGCGCGTTCCGGCCGAGGGCCTGCTGATCCAGCGCGATGGTGAACCCGGTGAGCCCGAGGTCACGCTGTCGCCGCTACGCTATCACTACCAGCACCGTGCCGAGATCGAAGCAGTCGTTCAGGACACCGCCCGTGACGCCGCATTCGATACGCTGACCGCCAGCATCGGCGCGGCGCTCGCCGCCGACCGCACGCTGGGCGGCCTTTGCGACTGGGTTGAGGCGGAGGCACCGCGACCCGTTGATCTGCCCGTCGAGGGCGCGGCCAGCCTGAAAGCGGCCGTCATTTCGGTGGTGCTGCACTATTCAACAGCCGACCCGCTCGGCTGATCGCCAAAGTTCAAGGAGAACACGATGGCACGAGCCCAAGGGGCGCGGGCGCAGATGGCGCTTGCGTTCGAGACGACCTATGGAACACCGCCGGTGGGCGGTTTCACGAAAATGCCCTTCGCCAGCACCTCGCTGGGGGCAGAGCAGCCTCTGCTGAACTCCGAACTGCTCGGCTACGGCCGCGATCCGCTGGCACCGATCAAGGATGCGGTGACGGCCGATGGCGATGTGGTCGTGCCGCTCGATGCGGAAGCCTTCGGGTTCTGGCTGAAGGCGGCCTTTGGCGACCCAATCACGACTGGCACCGGCCCCTGGACCCATGAATTCCAGTCCGGTGCCTGGACGTTGCCCAGCATGTCCATCGAGACAGGTATGCCCGAGGTGCCGCGATTTGCGTTGTATTCGGGCTGCGTTCTCGACCAGATCAACTGGCAAATGCAGCGATCTGGCCTGCTGACCGCGACCGCGCGGCTGGTCGCTCAGGGTGAAACGGTCGGAACGACCACCGGTGCGGGCACGCCTACTGCTCTCGAATTGCAGCGCTTCGGCCATTTCAACGGTGCGATCACCCGCAATGGCACCGCTCTCGGCAATGTCGTTTCAGCCGACATCACCTACGCCAACAATCTCGACCGGATCGAAACCATCCGCTCGGACGGCCGCATCGACGGCGCGGACCCGTCCATTGCGGCGCTGACCGGTTCCATAGAGGTGCGCTTCGCCGATCAGACGCTGGTGACACAGGCGATCAACGGCGATCCCTGCGAGCTCGAGTTTGCGTATGTGCTGCCCTCTGGCGAGAGCTTCACATTCACCGTGCACGCCGTCTATCTGCCGCGCCCCCGGATCGAGATTTCCGGGCCGCAGGGCGTGCAGGCGACCTTTGACTGGCAGGCCGCGCGGGACAGCACGGTCGGCCGGATGTGCACCGCAACCCTATTGAACGACATTGAGGTATATTGATGCTGACACTCGACCTGACGAACCAGCCGCGCTGGCATGATCTCGCGCCTGGGGTGCGGGCAGAGCTCCGTCCACTGACCACGGCCCTGATGGTTGCGACGCGCAGCGACCCCGGCGTGGAGGCTGTCCCCGAGGACGCCTCCGACGAGGAACGCGCCGTTGCCTTTGCCAAAGCCCTCGCGCGTCGGGCAGTCCTCGCTTGGGAAGGCATCGGTGACGCAGACGGCAATCCCATCGACCCCAGTCCCGACGCTGTCGACGCACTTCTCGATATCTGGCCGATCTTCGAGGCCTTCCAGCTGAGCTACGTTTCCAAAGGTCTGCTGCTGGAACAGGAAAAAAACGTCTCCGCGTCCTTGCCGAATGGTCCTTCGGCGGGGGCGAGCGATACTGCGACGCCTGTGAAACGTCGTGCGAAGTCTGCCCGGCGCGGCTGAACCGTCCCGTCACATTCGAGGGCTGGCAGGTCTGGGACCTGATCGGTCGCCTCGGCGGCCAACTTCGCGTGCTGCCGGGCGCGGTGATTGGCTGGGACATGTCGGCGGTGCTCGCCCTCGGTGACGCACTTGGCATTCCGCCCTTGGCCATGGCCGAACTGCTGCCCGCCGTCGAGGCGGTGATGGTCACCAAACTCAACGAACAGATGGATCATTCCAATGGCTGAAAAGCGCGTTTCTGTCCGCCTTGCAGCGGTGGGCGGCCGACAGGTGCGCGCCGAGCTGGAAGGTGTCGGTGAGGCCGGAGCGCGCGGCTTCGGCCGCCTTAGCCGGGAGATGGAAGCGGCCAACACTCGGCTCGCAGCGTTTTCCCGTCGTGTTACGGTGGCTGCCGCTGCCGCCGTGGCCGCCGCCGCTGCTGCTGGCGTAGCGATGGTCCGATCCGGGCTGCAGACCGTCGACGCGCAGGCCAAATTGGCTCAGTCTCTCGGGACCACGGTCGCCTCGATCCAGACCCTCGAGCGCGCGGGCGAACTGGCCGGTGTCTCGATGTCCGGCATCGAACAGGCGACAAAGGATCTGACGCGCCGCCTCAGCCAGGCGGCCGCCGGGACCGGCCCCGCCGCTGACGCGCTCGACCGGCTCGGGTTCTCGGCCACCGAGCTGATCGCCCTGCCGCTTGACCAACGTGTGGGCGCGATCAACGCCGCCATCGAAAGCTTCGTGCCCGCCGCAGAGCGTGCAGCTGTCGCCGGACAGCTCTTTGGCGAGGAAGGCTCCATCGCCATGTCGCGCATCGACACCGCGACACTGCGCCAGGCGACCGAGGACGTGCTCGCGTTCGGTGTCGTTGTCTCCGAGCAGGACGCCGACCAGATCGAGCGCACCAATGACGCGATCTCCCGGCTTGGCCTGATATGGCGTGGCCTGTCGAACCAACTGGCTGTCGCCGCAGCACCCGCGCTGGAAGCGGTCGCGAACGCGATGGCGGCGGTGGCCAGCCGCACCGGGCCGCTTGGCATCGCGATCCGCGGCCTCTTCGACAATATCGGCCGCCTGACCACATATGCCGCCACCTTTGCGGCCTTTCTTGCGGGGCGTTGGGTCGCCGGGATGGCCGTCGCAGCTCTCTCGGTCCGTGGCCTCGCCACCGCGCTGGTCCTCCTTCGCGGGGCGTTGATCCGCACCGGCATCGGCGCGCTCATCGTTGGCGCGGGCGAGCTCGTCTACCAGTTCACCCGCCTCGTGTCGGGCGCGGGCGGATTTGGCGAGGCGATGTCGCTCCTGAAGGACCTCGCCGTCGAGGTCTGGGACCGCATCAGGATGGGGGCTGCGGCGGCGGGCGCTGCCGCCACGGCGATGTTCTTCGATCTGAAGGCCGATGCCGCCTCCGGCATGCAAAGCGCCATCGAGAGCGTCGTGGCTTTTGGCAATACGGCCGCGAACACGTTCGAGGGGGCCTATGAGGCGATCAAGGCGATCTGGGGCATGCTGCCAGCCGCCATCGGTGATCTTGCGTTTCAGGCGGCCAACAGCCTGATCGATGGCGTCGAGGCAATGCTGAACGGTGTCGTCTCGCGGATCAACACGTTCATTGGCGGAATCAACCAGGGACTGGAAGCGCTCGGCTCCGAACGGCGCATCTCGATTATCCCTGATCTCGAGCTGGGTCAGATCGAGAACCGTTTTGAGGGTGCCGCAACGGCCGCGACCACCGCCGCGCAATCTGCTTTCGACCGCGCTTTTGCGGACAACCCGCTCACGGCCCCCGATCTCGGGCTCACTGCGGCGGCCAATACTGCGCTTGCCACCGCCAACACCTATCGCGGGGCGGCACGCGATCTGGCCGAGGGCGCGCGTGCGCCGCTCGCCAGTTGGCAGGCCCTGCGTGACGCGGTGCAGGGCAGTAATGAGGATGGCGCGGATGCGCTGACCGAGGCGACGGACGCGGCTGAGCGGTTCGAGACAGCCCTTGGCGATGCCGGACGGGCGGCCACCGGTGCTGGTGCAGCGGCCGGGGCTGCTGCCGCTGCCGCCGGACCCAATACCGAAGCAGCCGTCACTGGCTGGCAGGCGGTCACCACAGCGCTCAGCGACTATGCCAGCAAGGCCCGCGATATCGGCGGCGATATCGGCCAGAGCCTCGTCAGCGCCTTCCAGTCGGCAGAAAATGCTGTGGGCGCGTTCGTGAAGACTGGCAAGCTGGACTTCCGCGACCTCGTCACCTCGCTGTTGGCCGATCTCGCCAAGCTGGCGGCGCAGCGGTTCATCCTTGGACCGATCGCCAATGCGCTCTCCGGCGCACTCGGCGGTGCAGGTGGGATTTTCGCGAACATCCTTCATGCAGGCGGGATGGTCGGGGCTGCGGGACCCTCGCGGATGGTTCCGGCCATGGCCTTTGCGACTGCGCCCCGGATGCATTCCGGCGGCGTTGCCGGTCTGCGGCATGACGAAGTTCCGGCAATCCTGCAGCGGGGCGAACGGGTGCTGTCTCGGCGCGAGACGCAGAGCTACGGCGCAGGCGGAGGGGTCAACGTCACCATCATGGCCCGCGACGCCGAGAGCTTTCGGCAGTCCCGCACGCAAGTCGCGGCCGACATCGCCCGCGCCGTGTCGATGGGTCGGAGGGGCATGTGATGGCGTTTCACGAGGTCCGGTTTCCCGACAATATCAGCCGCGGCGCACGCGGCGGGCCGGAACGGCGCACGCAGATCGTCGAGCTCGCCTCGGGCGACGAGGAACGCAACGCGAGCTGGGCGAATTCGCGCCGCCGCTACGATGTAGCCTACGGCATCCGCAGGGCCGACGATCTGGCCGCCGTCGTCGCCTTCTTCGAGGCGCGCAACGGGCGGCTGCACGGCTTCCGGT